CGTCTCAGAGACTGAACACAGAAAGTCAGTTCATCTCTAGGGGGGCACGCATCCTGCGCGCCAAAGGGGTCTGTGTCATACAGACATTGGTCCACCGCTCTAGGTCCAACCCTTGCTTAAGAGGCTGGGAGCGACAGAGCAACTAGAGCTGCGCCTTACAAAGAATTAGGCCAAGCTCTAAGTCAACACTATCCGGAGATAGGCAACCGTCGACATCAACCCACGGGCCTAGGTAAGCCCATTCACTCACGGTCCTCCTCTTGAACCGAAGACTCTTTTGGCGGCTTGTAGCTACCTTGAGAATCTCAGGTTTCTCCACCGCGGGCACCACTGCCGTTGGTTCAGCGTTCTTAAAACGCTGATAGCTCTTTGAGTAGAGCCAGGAGATATACCGAGCCTCCTCCTCTTCAATCACCATCCGGTGCTGAAAGGTGACAGTTTGCGCAGAAAACCCAAGAAGGGTCCTGGCGTACTGTCCAGAGGATTTCTGGTATACACAACGTGGAGCGGCTTCATCATACGATTTGATGAGGCCATCGTTTGCATCCCCGAAGGGTATGCAAGTCCTCGCACCTTTCGGTGAGAGGTGAGCCACGAGCCACATCCACACGGCTCGTATACGACCATCCCTGTAACCCATTGAGTCGGTTGCCCAACGCAACAGATTATTCGCACAGAGAATGATCTGGACATCGTTGTCCAAAGGCTCATCCACGTAGAAAGGAGAAACGTCAACCCCATCGAGGTAATGCTTTCCGCACGACTCTCGAAAGATGTGACCGGTCCTTGACCAGAACGACTTTTGATCGTTCAGTCTAAAACCAGTGAACGTTAGAACACCGTGAAGGAGTTCTACGCTGTCAGTTGGAACGATGAGATCATCACCGTAAACTGTCACATCTGGAGGGATTGCCAAGATCTCACACGTCGCCGTGCTAAGGCCCCAAAAGATAAGGGACTCAAGCTCGAACGTAAAGCCGTTCCCCATGCTGGAGAATAGGCTGTAAGTGTGAGGTGTTTCATCAATCAAGGCTCCATCTGTTCGCAGTGCTTCCAGCATGCGATACCAAGTGGGGTCACAAACATGATGGGATTGGTTTCCCAGGAGTCTGTAGACCAGACCGAGCGTCACTGAATTGCTTGCGCTCTTCAGATCTAACGTCGCTAGGTCGCCTTTGAGCGATGCAGTTCTTGCACGCTCTTGATTGATAGACTGGTCATTGAGGTTTATACCCCAGCGAGCCATCTTCCGCCGCATCGCATATCCCATGCCAAGTTGCATGTAGATATTTAGATCCGGTTGGATTCCAATGGTCCGCCCAGTCTTGGCGTTCTTGGGAACGACCTCAAACTGGTCAAGGTCCCGGACGTCTACCGGAATTTCTCCGCTTGTCGGACAGATTCCTATCTTGTAGGCCCATTGGGGCGTTATTGACAGGAGGGTTTTGCCTAGCGAAAGAGCCTTGCCAGTACAGTGTGGGTTGCCAGAGAGCTTCCCTGCGATTGAGGCCTCTTGGGCCTTCAGTCGTGTGGTAGCCCCAGGTCCAAACCTGCACCCCCTACGCCACCACGACCAATTGAATCGGCCAAGAACAGCGGCTATTTTACGACCAGCCAGGTCCAATACCTGGTGGACGCGCGGGTCTTCCGCGTAGCTACTGTATAACCGAGAGTTGGTCGCGGCATTAAGTCGCTCGTCTTCCATGAAGGAGTCAATAGCGACTTGCGTAGTGTCGATACCCAGGTCGAAACCTGGGTACTTCCGAAGAACCTCCGACAGGAGGTATCGATCCCTAAACTGGGGATCCGAAACGTCCGGAAACCGTCCTTCTACGATTACGGCTGGTTCATGCCTGACGTCCCCTGAGTTGGGGAACAGGGCTGATACCAGCTTGCTATGTAGGAGGATAGGATCGACGGGAGTGCATCGTGCACCAGTACGGTAGTTACGATCAGCCATAGAAGTACTCCAATGGCAATAGGCGTAAAGGTACGCAGGAGTTGCCGTGGTTTAAATGAGAGATACAGCCACTTGGCTACACTCTCCCAGTTCACCACACAAACTCATGCTCATCAACCATCAGACCGATGGTTGCATGCAACAGCAGATTGGCAAGCATAACCCGAGCGTTCTTCGCCTCGGCAGCTGACCAGTCAAGCGGAATAAGGATGTCCGCTTTTGCTGTTGCAAAGCCCTTCGCCGTGTAGACCGTAACGCCGTTAATCGTCTCTGCGACGACCTTGGGGATACGGAGGTCAACCCGTGTGGTGCGAACAGTCTTGCTCGCACCGAGCCGAAGTGCCATAGTCTCACGACTGGACACAGTGCCAGCGACCTTATTTTGGTAGCTGGCCACATCGCCATCGATCCGGACAGGATCAAAGGAATGTGCGACTGGGGACACGGCACCGTCATTGACGGTAATGGTGGCATTAGAAGCCATAATTGTATACCACTTTGGTAGGAGGGTTATTAGCGATAAGAGCTCTTTCCTGTAAGTAGCTTGCTAAGCAACGCCACGCTGTCAAGCAGCCGTGTCAGGTTGAGCGGTTCTTGCTTCAAGACCACTGTTGACGTTGGTGTGTGGCCGTTCACGGACCGATTGAATTCGGTTCGCTCACGACTGTAACCACCTGAAATCGCCTCAGATCTCCACACGCCACTAGTGCGTGGGGAGAAACGAATAGATTTCGTATAACGTCTATGGATGGTCTCGCAGTTTGCCAGCAGGGTGTATCCCGTCAAGGCATTGACGCCATCGAGGAAATCCCCAACCCCTAGAAACCAGTCTACCACAAAGGAATATGGTAGCAGCTCCCAGGCAGTGACAAGAGGGTCGGTAACCCCTACATCACTGAGCTTGCGATATTCACGATCCGTAAGAACGGCATCGTATCGCACTTTTACTTCCTGTCTAATTCCCGTCCTGGTATCCCGGGTAACCGGCAATGACCAGATTTGGGAAATGGAAGTATCCTCTGCCGTTGTGACCTCCGATTCCAGGAGCGATGAGCCCCTGGCGGTCACAAGGTACCTCTCGTAGGAACCGTTGTCCAGTTTCTCGAGAGTTTCCACCGCGCCGTAAACATCGAGCACGGTCGGCGTCCAGCCATATCGGTACGCTAACCAAAGATCGGAGAGATCCTGCCCCACCTTCACGAAATGCCGTTTACGAATGTCCTTAGCAATTTTGCATAAGGCGTCAACGGAATCAGCGATCAGGGAGGCGGTTTTCTTCCTTTCGAGGAACGCAACCGATAAATCAACCTTCTTGTCCTTAAACTTGAGCAGAGCCTTTTGACGGGCCGCTGCTTGGGTATTGGATATAGAAGGCCAACTGACAGGACTTAAGCTACTACCCACGCCCGGTACTGGGACGTCGTCCATTTCGATCCTCCACCAATTGACACCGTCATTCTTGACGGCTCCAATGGCTTGGATGCGATTTGTGGTTTCGACGTCTTTCGAACCGGAGTACGGGCTTGGAGCACGCCACCCATAGACATTGGGTGGGTTGTTCACGGACGCGGCCAACGTATTGCGACTTCCAACTCCATACCACGTGTATGCCCAAGATTGGGTGTACTCGCTGTATAGAGAACCATTGGGTCGGAAAAGACGGGATTTCCCCGTCCACCCAATTGGTGGATAAGTCGTATCGTTGATCGCGCTGTGTGACATGTGGACTCCAAAGTAGCTGGCGCGAAAGCGCCTTAGGCAGATGCGAGCCAGAGATGGCCACGCAGGTCTAGATGGAGGGCCCCATGGGGGCC